ATATATTGAGCCATTAATTTACAATTCATACCAATCATTTTACACGGGATGGCTACAGTGATAAACTCTGTTTCAATTTCTACAGCTTCCCGGATAATATCGTGTATACGTTTTTTTGATAATTTTGAGTTCATTTTTTTATACAACAAAATCGCAAATTCGGTATGCAAAGCTTCATCACGTGAAATCAATTCATTTGAAAAAGTTAGTCCAGGTAAAATGCCTCTCTTTTTTAACCAATAAATAGAAGCAAATGAGGATGAGAAGAAAATACCTTCAATTGCGGCGAATGCTACTAAACGTTCGGAAAATGAAGACCGTTGGTCACCAATCCATTTTTTTGCCCAGTCTGCTTTCTTAGTAATGCACGGAATATTAGATGTAGCGTGAAATAGTCGGTCCTTTTCAGCACTATCGGTGACGTATGTATCTATTAATAAACTGTACATCTCTGAATGGATATTTTCCATTGCTATCTGAAAACCATAGAATGAACGAGCTTCGGCTACCTGAACGTCTCCCATGAAACGTAATGCTAAATTCTCTAAAACAATTCCGTCTGAAGCCGCAAAAAAAGCTAAAACCATAGTTATAAAATTCTTTTCGTCAGGTGTAAGCTTTGCCCAATCAGTCAAATCCTTGGACAAATCTACTTCTTCGGCCCGCCAAAAACAATCCACTTGTTTTTTATATAAATCCCAAATGTCTCCATATTGCAAAGGAAACATAACATATCTATCATCAGTTGGTTCAAGTAGGGGTTCGATTTGTTTCTTGGACATTCTCTCTAAATAATATATCCTCGATATATTTATGTTGTTTATAAAAAATATTTGGGATTACGGGTATTTGTTAAAAACGACACATTAATTGCTACAAATTAAACTACATACTATTTTTTTGTAAATAATTACCTAAATATAATATAATAATGACTACTTGGAATAAATATATTATAATTTTATTAATAAGTATAATATTATTCTCATTAGGCAGTAGTTTATCCGAATTACTACGAGAACCTATGGAAAATAATAATCTAAAAATACAAACATATGTGATTAATATGGATAAAGACCAAGATCGTTACACACATTTTATGAAAAATTATATGAATTCAGATGCTTCCAAAAACGATGTATTGCGATTTCCCGGAATTGTAGGAAAAAATGAACGACCCGACAATTGGATGACGCAAGAATCGTTAGACGAATTGGTGAAAATAGAAAAAAAAGGGTATAGAACACATCATCATAGTTTAACGCGAGGTGGATTAGGGTGTTTTCTTAGTCATTCTAATTTAGCAAAAAAATTATTGGATGATAAAATAAATGATGCTTATCTTATTTTTGAAGATGATACCACCGTGTTTCCATTCACATATAGTAAAATTAATGAATCGTTAAACCATGCACCATCAGATTGGGACATCGTTTTGTTTTATACAATACGTGCAGTAGGTAGAAAGGAAAATAATTACTTTAATAAGTTAAAATCATTTTGGGGTATGAATTGTTATATTATTAATAAAAAAGGCGCTAAAAAAATATTAGATGATATTAAAATAAATAAAATCGACGGACAAATTGATTGTTATTTATCTAAAATGATACAACAAGATAAAATAAACATATATTCTTCAATAACTAAATACGTATCTTGTAATTCCAAAGATACAAATATACAAACTATATTAAAGCCAGTAAAGGGATTAGATCCCTATAATTACAACGGCTATGACATGTAATTATTTTTATTTTATTTTATTCAATTATTCTATGTATGAATAAAATAAAAAATGATATTCCTGTAGATTTTGATTGGGAAAAATATTTAGAATTAAATGACGATGTTAAACAGTCATATCCAACAAAGGAAGGGGCCATAATTCATTATATAAACGATGGTATAAAACAGAATCGCATATATAAAACAAAAAACATCCCTTCTGATTTTGACTGGGAAATATATTTAGCTATAAATCATGATGTATATGCTAGTTGTAAAAATAAAACGAGTGCATTTATGCATTATGAAATTCACGGTTTTAGTGAAAAACGTTTTTACAAATTAACAGATGTTAATATTCCAGAAGAGTTTGATCCTGAATATTATTGTATAAATAATCCATCATTAAAAATAACGTCAAAAATAGAGGCTATACGTCATTATTGTATTTATGGGAAAAAAAAAAATTTATCATATAAACCCGACATCAATGCTAAGTCAATTCCCGCCAATTTTAACTGGATATTATATAATAAATTGAATAAAATAGATGAAGTTTTTTTAAACGAAAAGGTCGCAATTTCACATTATCTAAGAATAGGTAAAATCAAAAATTATTTATGTAATTTTCCTAAGAATGCTATACCGAGTGATTTCGATTGGGTATGGTATACTGAACTAAACTCAGACGTAAAGACAGTTTTTAATACAAAGGAATTATCAATGTATCATTATTATATTACAGGAAAAAGGGAGGGAAGAATCTATAAATTGAACCATATTCCGGATGATTTTAATTGTGAACAATATACACAACTGAATGATACTATTTCGGATGAATATAAAAAGAACAAATATACAATAAAACTACATTATGATTTATTCGGGTATCATCAAAATTTGCCATATAAAAGTAATTTTCAGCGTGTTCCCGTTGATTTTGATTGGAAAATATATGTTCGACTTAATCCCGATATAAAAGATGTTTGTAAAAATGAGCTACAAAGTAAAAAACATTATGATTCTTTTGGAATTTATCAAAATAGGAAATATATCATAGAGTGCGTATCGAGGATAAAAAATAAAAAATATAACAATTATCAATTTTTATTTCATAAATATATACTGAACATAGCAAATGAAATTGCTACTATACCTTATTCTATTTCCAAATCATATAATATAGATAACATTAATAATTTTCTCATAGCACATTTACATTGTTACGATATTGAAAAATTTGATGATTTTTATGGAAATTATATAAATAGGATTTCGAAATTTTGTAGTCTGGTTATAATTACATATAGTATTGGGAATATAACAAATAAATCAAATAAATGTATCTATTTGAAATGTTTAAACCAGGGTATGGATATTGGTGGAAAATTCGTTTGTATAAATTATTTAAGATCAAATGATATAAAATATAGTTCAATATTATTTTTACATTCAAAGAGTGACCCCTATATACGGAAACTTTATTGGGATCCTATAATAGATAACTTGTCCACTATTGTTGATGATATTAAATCTAATAAATATAGTTTATTTGTACCTCCACTTATTTATATGGGGGATTATGCTACAATCATTTATAAAGATAAATTTGTAGATATTAAAAACGTGACATGCAAATGGAATTTTGGTAATTCGTTGTATTTAAATGATATTGATAGATATCATAATTATAATCCGAAAACGTTTCTATTTCCAGAAGGGAATTGTTTTATATGTAACAATACAATGGCCGAAGAATTATATGGAAATATAAAAATGTATAATTTATTAAATACTATATATACACTAGATATAGTTTGGTTTAAATCTTTCTATAATTCAAGAGGTTTTTCAACAGGCAATACGATAAACGATATATTTGCGTTTTTTAAAAATGAGAATACTAACAAAATGTTTCCTAATAATATTTCATGGGGTGCTGGTCATGACGGACATGCTGATAATATGTACGAACATAGTTTTGAAAGAATTGTATTCAAAGTAGCGGAAAAACTTAAATGTAAAGTAAAAATATTACCATATAAAAAAAATGCACAATATATTAAACAATTAGAATGTGTAAATAATGATATAAATAAACTATTAAACGTATGATATTAATTTTGTACCCAGTTATTGAATTCTTCCTCTATTTCGTTTCTTTCTATGCACATCTCTCTGGATAAATGTCTACATTTGCATTTGCATTTGCTATTTTTATTATAGTTAAATTGTTTATCCGGATATTCGGGAACAAATCCCTCCATGAACATTTGTGTATTTGGGCGGCGTTTTTTGTGATCTGGACAGCACTTGCATCGAGTAAATAAATTCATATATTCAATCGCTTCTTCAAATGTAATATGTTGAAACCATTCATATGGAGGTAAATTGTGTAAATGATTACAGACATAGTGAAAATAAAGATCATCTTTTAAAACCTTTATTTTTTCTTGGTGTTCCAGTCCACCTGTTATTTCCAAAATATATCTTTCGATATCTTTCGGAAGTGCTTGAAATAGTGGCTCTTTTATACTCATTGTTGTTATTTGATTGTTTGATTAACACTAAATATAAGAAAAAAAGGCATTTCAATTTTATGCACCTATATTTTTTCCTGAACCTGATTAAAAATACATTTTCCTTTTCTATTTTTATATATTATATAATGTATAATATATACAATGAAATACGGGACTTCGGGATTTCGAGACCATCATACAAAAATAATGTCTATTTCCGAAAAAATAGGCATATCAATTGCTTTACTTTCTTGTTATAAAAAAACATCATTTGGTATTATGATAACTGCCTCGCATAATCATTTTAATGACAATGGTGTAAAAATAATGGACAGTAAAGGTAATATGGTTACAAATGATGTAGAAGAGTTCTTGGAAAATTTCATTAATAATGACCAAGATGAAAATCCAAAAATCGAAAACGACATTTTACAGGATTCGATGAAAATAATAATTGGTTATGATTCGCGTAAAAGTAGTCCTGAAATATGCGATAAAATTATACAAGGGATACGCAAAACCAATATCAATTTTCCCATTCAAAATACAGAATATGTTACAACACCTCAATTACACGCGCGTTTTTCATCCATTGGTAATATTTATATTTCTCATCTAAAATCTTTAAGTAAACTTATAACTTTCCCCTGTATTTTAGATTGTGCAAACGGTATTGGATCTAAAGTTATGAAACAAATTAACAGTCGAAATATATTTCTAGCAAATACATCTTGGACAGACCACGAAAAATTAAACACTGAATGTAGTTCAGATTATGTTTGTACACATGAAAAGTTACCTACAACGCCTGTTTTTTTAAAAGATCTGCCTTATTTACGCGCATCTCTTGACGGGGACGCAGACAGAATAGTATTTTATTTTAGTGAACATAAACAATTAAATATATTAAATGGCGATTATATTGCCGCGTTAATTATGACCTATCTATCAAAAGTTGTCCAAGAAACCGACGAATTGCAAATTTCATACGTTTATACAGGGTATACTAACGATGCTTGTGTTGAATATGTTAAATCATTAAAATTCCCATCCAAAACACAAGTTACCTATTTTTGCACGGCAACTGGCGTTAAACATTTACATAACAAGGCGTGTAAATATGATATAGGCGTTTACTTTGAACAAAATGGACACGGAAATGTAATCTTTAATAAAAAACCCAAACATTTAGAAGCTATTTCCTCCTTTTTTCATCCAAATATTGGTGATGGCATTATGGATTTTTATGCGGTTCTATTCATTTTACAAGAGCTAAATTTAAGTCCACAACAATGGTTTAAGCTTTATTTTAATAATCCATCCATATTAACAAAACACGATGTCCAAGATAAAGAACTGTTGAAAACCACCGAAAATGAACTACAATTAATAAAACCAGACTTTTTACAAAACTATATAGACAAACAATGTATTGAAAACAAATGCAGGGCATTTGTTAGACCATCTGGGACTGAAAATTGTGTACGATTATACGTAGAAGGAACAGACGAATTAATGAACAAATTTGCTCATAATAAGATATCCCGTTTTATTCAAAAATATATGAACAATTTAGTGTTTACGATAAATGAATGTGATTTTTCGATTAGACGTGTTGACGACAGTGATATTACGAATGATTATATCAAACTTCTTGGACAATTAACTGAGATAAATGGATTAGATAAAACAAGGACGTTTGATTTTTTACGAAGTTTAGGAAAAAATCACGCAGTTTTTGTTGTTGAAGATTATGATATGAATAAATTAGTAGCATCTGGAACCATATTAATCGAAGATAAATTAATTCACGATAATGGTAAAGTTGGTCATATTGAAGATATTGTCGTAGATAAGGATTATAGAGGTTATGGATTAGGTAAGAAAATGATCGACTATCTCTCTAATTATGCTAAGACCGAAGGATGTTATAAATGCATTCTAGATTGTTCCGATGATAATGTACAATTTTATGAGAAATGTGGGTTCGATCGAAAGGGTTCTTTTATGGCCACCTATTTTAAATTATAAACCATAATGCTCGTTTATTTTAATTTATTTTCCAGTTCTTCGAGTTGTTCTTTTGTATTTACACCCACTAATTCTATATTTTTATGACCAGGTAAATCGACAATACCAATCGGTATATTTTCTTGTGTTTTAATTAATTCAAATATGTCTGTAAGATAATACTCATTTTGTGAATTGGTATTCGTCAACATTGGTAAATATTTTGTTAATAATGCTACATTAAATAAGTAAATACCAGCATTTACCCGTTTTATAGCCTTTTCTTCTTCATCACAATCTTTTTGTTCTACTATTTTTAAAAAGGTTTGATTATTGTCTTGAATAATACGGCCATATCCAGTTGGGTCGTTGTATATAGTTGTTAATAAAGTTACTTCCATCTCGTTATTCAATGATTTAATTGTACCTGATTTTAATAAAGGAACATCACCTGATAAAATAATGATTTTATCATTTTTATTATGATTTAATAAAAATGGTCGCACACATTGAACTGCATGCCCTGTACCCAATGCCTCGGGTTGATCCACAAAAATAATATTATCAAGTTGCTTATATTGACGCAATGTTTCTTCTATAATATCCTTGTATTTACCTACAACTATATATATATTTGTCGGACCAAGTTCTCGGGCTGTTTGTAATACGTGAACCAGCATGGGAAGTCCGCACAATTTATGTAGAACTTTGGGTATTTTCGACTGCATTCGTTTTCCTAAACCGCCAGCCAATATTATGATAGATAAAGATGTATCAGTCATTATATTAATAATATAATGAATTATTAATATATTTACTAAAATAATAAATATATATTCATTATGTAATATGAATAACGACAATATATCTTTATTTTATTTTGATCATGATTTTTATATTAATACATATACCGATTTAGATACAATTGAATATGATACAAAGGAAAAATCTTTAGCACATTATATTCGTTGGGGGAAAAAAGAAGGACGCAGCTGTTCAAAAGTTGAGATGTTACAAAGATATACTAAAAATAAAATGGAAGCGTTGGAACAAAATAACAACTTCCCAAAATTAAACAATAAATTTTTTACTGTTTTAATAAGAACCAGTAATAGACCCGAATATTTTAAAGAATGCATTGAAAGTGTATTAAATCAAACTTATAAAAATTTTAAAATATATATTTGTTATGATGATATTAAATCATTGGATTATTTAAATATGTATAATAATAACAATAAAATCAATTATTTTCCAGTAAAAGAAAACTCAGATGAAAAATATAAATTTAACCTCTATTGTAATCATTTATTAAATAAAGTAAATAACGGATATATTATATTTTTAGACGATGATAATAAGTTTTTATCTGACCGCGCATTAGAAATGCTGAATTGGTGTTCCTACGACTACAAGATTATTACATGGAACTTTTTACGTCCTGACCGTTTAATAAAAAAAACAGATTTATTGTCCCCATTGGTTTTAGGTGAAATAGACACATCCAATGTATGTTTTTGTTCTTCATTAAAAAATAATTCAAAATGGCTGGACAAACAATATGGTGATTATAATTATTTTAAACCTTTATTTGATAATTGTGAACAAAACGACAAGTTTTATTTTGATTATACATTAACAGCTACACAATTTGATGATAAAATTGGTAATTTTGGTAAATAATAATAAATATTATTATTATATAGATATAGATAATGTGCGGAATATCTGGATTTATAGGAAATGAAAATGCATTTCAACGAATTTTTGATGCGTTATTACAACTACAAAATCGTGGTTATGACTCGGCCGGTATATCTGTAATAGAGAATGATACGATGATTACACATAAATATGCATCTATCAATAATACATCCGCATTGGATTTTATAAGTAATCATTCGCACGTTTCTAATATTGGTATTGGACATACACGTTGGGCTACGCACGGTGCCAAAACAGATATTAATTCGCATCCTCATTTATCACACGATAATAAATTTTCACTTGTTCACAACGGCATCATTGAGAATTATCAAGACATTAAGATTTTTTTATCATCCAAAGGAATTACAAATATATCACAAACCGACACAGAAGTCATTGTGAATTTAATTGCTCATTTCTACGCAGAATTAAATGATATTGAATTAGCAATTGAAGAAACCTCGCAAAAATTAACAGGAACGTGGGGAATAGCTGTAATTTGTATTGACGAACCCGATAAAATTTTTTGCACAAGACACGGCAGTCCATTGTTAATTGGTGTAGATGATAAAATGGCTATGATCACAAGTGAACAAAGTGGGTTTTGTAATCTTTTTCAAAAATACATCGTTTTAAATAATCAAGACATTTGTACAATTCAATATAAAGACGATAAAGTTACTGTAAATACAAAAGATACATATATTACTAAAAACACATTGATTACAAATAATCAATTAACCCCTGATCCTTATCCTCATTGGACGATCAAGGAAATAAATGAACAAATAGATTCTTCTCTACGCGCGATTAGTTTAGGAGGACGACTACTTAGTAATGCTGTTAAATTAGGTGGATTACATGAGAAGGTGGAAGACCTTAAGGAAATAGAAAATTTAATTATTTTAGGATGCGGAACATCCTATCATTCAGGTATGTTCGGTTTAAATCTGTTTAAAGAAATTAGTGAATTTAATTGTGTTCAATTGTTTGATGGTGCTGAATTTACAAAAACCGACATCCCAAAAAAAGGAAAAACATGTATAATTTTACTTTCACAATCAGGAGAAACCAAAGACCTTCATCGTTGTATTAAAATAGCAAATGAGACAAATCTATTTATGATTGGTGTCGTGAACGTAGTTGATTCATTAATCGCGCGAGAAGTCCATTGTGGTTGTTATCTTAATGCTGGTCGCGAAGTAGCCGTTGCTAGCACAAAAGCGTATACATCTCAAGTGATTTTATTAACAATGATTGCTACATGGTTTGCTCAGATTAAGGGAAAACACGAATTAAAACGAAAACGCATCATTAACGATTTAAGACAATTATATTTAGACATTGAAAAAACGATTGCTATATGTGAAGACAAACTAGATGAAATTGTTCCTCTTTTCGATAATAGAGATAGCTGCTTTTTATTAGGAAAAAATAGAGGCGAAAGTATTGCTCGTGAAGGAGCATTAAAGATAAAGGAAATATCGTATATTCACGCAGAAGGATATAGCACAAGTAGCTTAAAACACGGGCCATTCGCACTTTTAGACGAAGGCTTTCCTGTTATTTTGGTTGCACCTGAAGATGAGTATTATTCGAAATCATTAAATGCATATGAAGAAATAAAATCTAGACAAGCAGAAATTATAATGATTACGGACAATAAAGAGTGTGATAAAAAAAATGCTATTATTATTCCATACAATCTAACATTTAGACATCTTTTATGTGTTATACCATTACAAATATTAGCATATAAACTATCACTTTCAAGGGGATTAAATCCAGATATGCCACGAAATCTAGCAAAAGTTGTTACAGTTGAATAGTGATTGTATTAACACTATCCGGCAAACAAATTGAATAACAATTAAAATCCATCGCGTTTGTATAATACGAATGATTTCATAGTAGATATATAATATTTGCATTTTGCAATTTCTTAATAATATGTATATTATAAGAATGAAGATCTCTATAATGGGACTAGGGTTCGTAGGAGGTTCAATGTATAAAAGTTTTACTATGAAAGGGGCCAAAGTAAAGGGCTATGATAAATATAAAGAAAATACGGATAGTTTTGAAGATTGTTTAGATAGTGATATTTGTTTTTTAGCACTTCCTACAATTTTTGATGAGGAAAAAATGTCTTATGACTATTCGTCTATCGATGAGGTGTGCGTGCAATTGACAGAAGCTCAATATCCAGGTATTGTAGTCATTAAAAGCACCGTTGAACCTACTACTATTGAAAAACTATCAAATACTTTTGCGCTAAAATTTGTCCATAATCCTGAATTTTTAACAGCGGCCACTGCATTTGAAGACTTTCATAACCAAACACATATTGTATTAGGAAAAGGAAAAAATGCCGACGACGGAGACGTTGATTGTTTAAAACGTTTTTATTCAAAACACTATCCTGATGCTGAAATATCTGTATGTACAAGTACAGAATCGGAATCAATGAAAAGTTTTGTAAATTGTTTTTATGCTGTAAAAATTCAATTTTTCAATGAATTATATGCTCTTTGTGATAAAATGGGTTGCGATTATAACACAGTAAAGGATCTAATGTTAAAGAATAAATGGATAAATCCAATGCATACAGATGTCCCTGGGATTGATGGTAAAATTAGTTATGGTGGATATTGTTTCCCCAAAGATACAAACGCTTTGTTACAACATATGAAGCGTGAGAATACCCCTTATTTACTATTGGAAGCCACTGTGAAAGAACGCAATATGATGAGAAATGATCACGTAAACGTAAAACAAAAGAATAATAAGGATTTTAAAGCAGGTTTCGATTAA